CGAGATACATTTAGGCTTATTACTTTTTTAGGTAACTCGGGAGATCAGTTAGAATGGGAAGTAGAGGGCAACATTAAAACATTTTTACCAAACACTACCTATTATGTTGATACTAGAAAAATGCATAGACTATCGTCGTGGAATCACGGCTCAACTATGATAGTATGGAATGTTCAAAAAACATGGGCTAACGTTCTAAAAGTCTTAACACGATTAAAACACAAATGAACAGTATTAACTGTTCAAAACTTTAGCAACTGAATTCATTACACTGGCAATTCTGCCAATGTCTCGTAGGTTCTCTACTGTGTAACCTTCTTGCTTGAGTGTTTCGTAATGTGCCTTAACACAAAAGTGACACTTGCCCACAATGCTGGCAGCAAGACTGAATGCTTCAAAGTTGCTCTTGGTAGTTCCGCCGTGGCTTGCAATAGCGTTCATACGTAACTGAGCAGGTAATCCTTTTAGTGCTGGATCGTCAGCCATCTCAACATATGGATACCATACATTGTTCTGTGCCATAATACTGGCGGCCGTCATTGCAGAGTCTGCGTGAACAGGAGCATCTGCTAACATAACAGCAAGTACTTTACCGTTACCAGTTGCAGCCAATGCTGCTACAGCACAGCCCATGGCCACGTCTGCATCTAGTGTACTACGGAGTAGTACAGCATCCAGATTTAATTTCGTGTCTTTTGCGTAGTCCGGCAACGCACCTTTTACTGATTCAATAAAACTCATTTTAATATTTTCCCGATGATAATACGATTTGACAAATGTGTTCTAATCGTTCAATGTGTTCAAATGCCCTCCACGGGCTTGTATCGATAGCAACTACGCCGTGTCCTTTGATACCTACAATGTCATACTCAATGTTGCCTTCATTATCTAACTGCAAGTTCTCATGACATCGATCCGCAAGTTCTTGACTAATAGGAGCAACATCTCCCACGTTAGGTGCTACCCGAGTATAACGATTGAGTTCTGGAAACGCTGCACTCACAGTACTCAAATCAATACCGGCATGCATGGCCGCAATACAATACGTAGGATGCAGATGCACCACTACCCTAACTTCATTGCGGTGCTGACCCATTTTCTTTTGTAAACCAAAATGTAATGGAATCTCGCCGCTGGGTTTTAGTTTTTCACTAATATCAGTGTAAGGTAATTCATGCCAAGTACAACGATTAACCGGTTGTGTTAATATACCAATCTTCTTGAACTGATCCGGCTGCATAGTCTGCTTACGAACGCCACTGGGTGTGATATAAAAGTGATCACGGTCGTGATGACGAATGCTAACATTGCCATCACGACTGGTAATCCAGTTGCGTCTATATGCTTCAACTAAAGTATCGCAAATTGTTTCTAACATAGTTATGCTCCGTAGTAGATGTTTGCATCTTCTTCAGCAAGTTCAGGAGTGTTCCAAACATTACGATTATTCCATTCACGAATACGATCCAACCGTTCCTGTTCTGTCATTTCATAACATCTAGGATTTCGATCGGGTTGTCTTAACGTATCGATACCTCGTTGAAGTTTAAACATTACAGTGTCTCGCCACCAACTGTGCGGTTACAAGCACATAGCTCGCCTGTCTGTAGCGCATCTAATACACGAAGTGTTTCTTCTGGACTACGACCAACGTTCAAGTTGTTCACTGTGACATGTTGAATAACGTTGTCTGGGTCAACAATGAATGTGGCACGAAGTGCCGCACCTGCTGGAGCATAGAACACACCAAGTTGTTCAATTAGGCTCACGCTACCACGTTCTTCGCCTGGCTGATGACGAGCAGTGTCAGCAAACTGATGGTGTGTGATCTTACGCAAGTCATCGTGGCTCTTTTGCCATGCTACCTTGCAGAACTCGTTGTCTGTGCTACCTGTGAGCAAGACTGCATCACGGTCAGCAAAGTCTTGTGCCAACTTGTCGTAAGCTACAATTTCTGTAGGACAAACGAATGTGAAGTCTTTTGGATAGTAAACGATTACTTTCCACTTGCCTTCAAATGACTTTTCTGTAATTGTATAAAACGCATCTTCTGGCTGTCCAGGCTTGACACCTGTGACTGCGAATGGGGTTAATTTATCTCCAACTGTTTTCATAATATCTCCTTTGTGTGTGAATGAAACAATACTTATTGTACATTTATATATCCTATAAATCAATGGTTTTCCATTAGTTTTGACTAATATTTTTTAATAGCAGTAATAGGAAAAATTAATAATAAAAAAAGGCTCCGAAGAGCCTTTATTGATTCTTTAAAGAATTAAACTACCGGTGTATACTCAATACCAGTTGTTGCCAAACCTACTAGTCCAATACTAGTTTCAAACGCTGCCAACTCACTGGCGGCAACCAGTACATCGGCCTGTGACAACTTGTTGTTGGTCATCCAAGCTGTGTAGTCAGTGACCTGTGTTAATGTGGCATCAGTACCGAATACATTTTTGTAAACGTGCTTGATGAATGTTTCATTGCTAACACCACCTGCATCAGTTTTGTAAACATCTGTATTCAACAGGGCTTCTGCTAACTGCTTGTTTGTCCAACCTTTGTCGGCAAGGTCAATGCCAATACCTGTATAGGCTTTGGTAACATCTGCAGTGCCTAATGCGGCTGCTAACAATGCATATACATCACCTGCACGACCTGCGGCATCATACGCAACAGCCTTGTCCGTAAACACCACACGCTCGTGGTTAGCAAGGTTAAACTCCATATTGCTAACCAATGTGCTGACTAACTTTACATTGTCAGCGGTTTTAGTTGTTGTGAACTCGGTGCTCTTGCCACCCATTGCATAAGTGTCAACACCAGTAGTACCTGTAACATCTACAGTGATATCAACTGTGCCATCACCTGCGCGACCTGTACCTACTACACCAAAGGTAGCAATCTTACCAGCAGTACCAACTGTGGCCACTGTAACGATCAAGTTGTTAGCCACCGCACCGCCTAGTGCTGTACCAGCAAGAGTGATTGTGTCGCCGGCAAGGTAACCTGTACCTGCACTGGCTGCTAAACTGTCTAGAACAACAGAGTATACTCCGTCTGTTTTAGTAACATCAAAAGCAGCACCTGTTCCGGTTCCGCCTGTTAGGCCTGTGACATTTTGGTAAGTGGCATTTATTGCCTTGTCTTTAATTGTAATTGTAGTTGTCATAATTTTCCTTGTAAAATGATCATAAACTAATTTAGTTGTTTATTCTACCATTGTACACGAACTTTCTAATAAAACATGTGCGTACACGCACAACTTTGAAACGATATGTTAGATATGATGTCCAAAAGAAAGCACCCGAAGGTGCTTTCACTATTTTGGATGACAAGGCATAGTTGCCTCGGAGATCACGCTGCTAGAGCGTAGGCCTCATTTGTAATTGCGTTTGCATTTACGGTTTTTGTGTCTTCGACCGGGTCACCCCAATCCTAACGGCTTCTACATTGCCGGACTGTCCATTTCAATACTCTTGACCCAATCGATAGCCTGGTCACCCCCACCTAAATATACCTTATACACTTAGGTGGAGGTGGTGGGAGTCGAACCCACGTCTTGAATCCTTTTCTGTCTACTTCATACAGTCTTAACTTACAGTATATATTTATTTGAGGTTGTTGTCAAGTAAAAAGGTCGTCTAATTCTTTAGCCTGTTGCGCCTGTTTTTGTGCGGCTACCTGTTTTGCTTGAACAGTAGGATGTTGTGCTCCTGACATTTTTTGATACCATTTACGGCGATCAACTAATTCATCGGTGTTGTAAGAAGCATAATATTGTGTCGGTTGCATCCATATTTCATGTTCTTTTTCATACTGTTTGTTCTGTAATCCCAATCCCTTAACCATTGCGGCGAAATCTAATAAGAAATATTGAGGACTAAACTTCTTCTGTACAACATGAAAATTTTTATTACCGCTAGCCTGGTGTTTAAAGAAAAATTCAGCGCCTGATAGTTTAGGAGAATAAGCAACTGCTACTTTGTTTCTAGCCTGTGCTGTTTTGTTTATATCACCTATTGTGCGATAGATGACTTTAATACCACTAGGTGGTGTTTGATATGGTTTAGAGAGTGGACTAGCAAGTATAGTTTTGGCGGCCCACTCGACTTCTTCTAGTGACCCATTACTTTGCCATAGATAAAAAGCCTTGCGGAAATTTTCGTCTAGAGAAGAATTTTGCTGGGTAAACCAACCTTCAGTAATGATTTCATTTATACGCATCTAGTATTTAACTACATTTTGACAGTTAAGTCAATGTCTTCTTGTTGCTTTTGGACTTCTTTTTTAGGACGAATAGGTTCTAACCAAGAATCTGGAATATAGGCCTTTGGAGTATCTCCGTACATATTGCTCAATCCAAATTCTGTAGCTATCCACCAAAAGTGATCTGTAATAGCAGCCTTACACACAATTCCCTTAAACTCGAATTCCTCACCTTGCGTAAAATGTCCCACATACTCATCAACTAACACAGTTTTACCTATGTTTGTAGGCCGTATGCTCATGATAATTTTGGCAAGGTCGCCTTGTTCACATTTCATTGTGTTTCATCAGTTTAGTGTGCAGGATCATATTCTCAGTGACCAGTTTGGTAATAGTGGCCAACATGATCAATCGATCAGCATCTGTAACCGTTTCTTTGTCAAACTGTTCTAGGATACTGGAGCCGATCATTCGCATGGTCTGTTCTTGGCCTTTGGAAAATAATCCCCAGTCAAAGGGATCTCCTTCTTCGTGAGCAAAGGCAATGTCTACAAGTTCATCGAGGGTTATTTTAGCCATGCTATTTTTTCTCCGGCAGCTTTTCTTCTGTCATATTCTTCTGGTGTGCTAGGATATCTCCAGGCCCATACAGCCACAAGAGCCATAAAGATACCTGTATAAATAACACCACGTAACGGTACTGAACCAACACTCATTAAGATTAGACTTAATGACATCATACCAAGCATAAGGTATTTCATTTTTTGTGGGAATACACGCTTCTCACTCCAGTTGCGTAAGAACGGACCAAACAGTTTGTGATTCATGATCCAGTTATGCATACGCTCTGAACTTCTTGCAAAACAAAAAGCACTTGCAACCACAAAAGGACTATAAGGAATGCCTGGAGTTATAACTCCTATGTATGCCATTGCTAGACAAAGACAACCTAGAACGAAAAAGAACGCTTTTTTTAATTTAATCATATTATTTAAGAATTAGCAAATACATTTGACGAGCCAGTTAATGGGTCGCCGCAGGTGCATGCATCTCCTTGACGGTTAACTGGTTTGTTTCCAGCAAATACATTTCCACTTGCAGCCTGTGTTTTAGGACCGCCGTGGGCTCCTGAACCGTGGCCTTGAACAGACGCTGCTGTGACTGATATAGGAGCATTGTTGACTATCACTGAAGGAACAAGTGCTTCAATAACTAGGCCGCCACAGTTGTCTACATTAACTCTTGCTACGCCTGGCATGATATTAGGCCAGCGCAATGCCAGTAGTTGATTCGAGAAACTGTTTGGCAAACTGTGCATCTGTTGCTTCGGCTACAGTAACAGTTGATTTTTGTAACTTGATTTCAGTGTCCGGATTAACTGTAAACAGGTAGGGCATTAGCCCTGGACCTTTTGGTCCCATTCCGATTACTTGTGGGTTCTTGAGTTTGTAATAAGCTGCCCCGTCTTCTACTAATTTGGCCACAATCTCTTCGCCGCTTGTTAGTTTAAGTGTGATAACTTCGCCTGCGCTTACGCCTTTATTAATTAACATTTTATACCTTTTCTAGATGTTGTTTTAATTCTGTAAATCCACCAATCAGTTCTTCGCCGATAAAAATCTGCGGAACTGTTCGTGCTGTTGGAACAGCTTCCAGTAGTTCTTCTCGAGTATATCCGTCTCCGATTTTCTTTTCTTCAAACGGGATACCTCGTTGTGTTAACAATGCCTTTGCTTGATCGCAATAAGGGCAGTGGTACTTTGACCATACAGTTGCTTTCATTTTTTTCCTTAACTTGAATATATAACTCTGCCTTTTTTATCAAGAACTCTGACCAATATGGCTCCTTTGGCTTTTTTGGCTAGTGCCATAGAGATGGCCTGTGCCTCTGTTCCACCGCCACCTAACGAATTCCAAGATTCAAAAGGACTTTTACTTTTAAATTGTACCTTGTACATATATATTCCTAGATGGCCGGTAGCTCATCGTAATCTAGGCTTTCTCCCATTATGCCAATGACATAATTTGTACTTTCACTTTCTTGTAGTGCTGTTTGTTTCTTGCTGGTATCAGTATGCTTGTTAAACCAAGGAATTGGTGTTGACTT